AGCAACCGTTAAATCGTATTACCGTATTAACAACATTGCCGTAGCTTTGGCTAGTGCCGCAAATCCAACGGGCGTAATTACTATTCAAAACCAAGCGGCAACGTCTGGTGCTGTTGAGTACGCACAAATTAATACTGCTACTTTTAATGGTAGCACGATCAGTATTGGTACATCTCAAATGTCTGTTTATACAGTTCCAGCAAATAGTACTTTGCAATTGACAAGATTTACTGCAAATAGTTCGTTTACTGGTAATACTGCAAACTATTGTACATATAGAGTTGTGGCTCAGTATCCATCTGTATTAAATTCTTCTGCCACATTAATTCGTAGAATAATTTTAAATACGCCATTTGTGCAACAGTTTAATATTCAACGTACTTTCCCATTTACATATCCAGCTGGTACGGATGTTCAATGGCAAATTGCACCTAGTGCTACTACTGCTTGTACTGTAGGTATTAATATTGGTGGCGTTTTGATTGATAGCGGCAGCTAAAATGGCAAAGACACCAGCTTGGCAAAGATCAGAGGGTAAAAACCCTAGTGGTGGTTTGAATGCTAAGGGAAGAGCTTCTTATAACAAAGAGCATGGTGCACATTTAAAAGCTCCACAACCAGAAGGTGGATCACGGAAAAAGTCTTTCTGTGCTCGCATGGAAGGAATGAAAAAGCGTTTAACTAGTTCTGAAACAGCAAATGATCCTAATTCAAGAATCAACAAAAGTTTAAGGAAATGGAAATGTTAACTGATGCAATCATGCCATTTTGGAATGCAATATTAACTATACTTATTGCAATAGTAGGATTTATAATGAAAGAAAAATTCCATGAGTTAGATCGATTGAATATTTTATTGAATAAGACTCGTGAAGAAGTAGCTCGTGATACAGTAACTCAGGCTGAATTAGGTAAGATTATGGACCACATCGATACAAGATTTAATCGTTTGGAAGATAAAATTAATGAATTAATACGAGGTAGCAATGCCAAGTCATAGTAAAAAACAGCATAATTTTATGGAGGCAATAGCCCATTCTAAGGCGTTTGCTGATAATGTTCACATTCCACAAAAAGTGGGGCGTGATTTTGTAGAAGCCGATAAAGGCAAACATTTTAAAAAAGGTGGAATTAACATGGCAACAATGAAAAAACGTAGTGTAAATCCAGCGATGGCTATGATGGCTGCAAGAGCCATGCCAACTCCATCAATGGCTCCTCCAGCAGCTCCTATGGGTGCTCCAATGCCTCCTGGTGCTGCACCAGGAATGAAACATGGTGGTTTATCTAAAACTCATCATAAGCATTTAGCTCATCATCATTTGGCAATGGCTGAACATCATATGGCTCAACATGAAGGTCATGGCATGAAGCACGGTGGAAAAGTGCACAAAATGGCTCATGGTGGTATGACTGAAAAAGCGCATGAAATGAAACAAGCTAAACAGTTGCGTCATTTAGCTTCTGAAGAAGAGCATGAAGCCAAAGCAATGAAACATGGCGGTAAGGCTCATATGAAGAAAATGGCTCATGGTGGTCATGCTGAATCGATGGGTCCTCGTGGCATGAACGAAGATGTAGAAAAAGGTTCTAATAAACATGGTCGTTTTGGTGAATCTAAAGTTGAAAAACATGGTCACACAGAAGATCGTCATCCTAAGATGAAGGGTAATACTATTGGCGATGATCCATTAGTAAATACTAAAAAACATGGTGGTCATATTAAAAAAATGGCTCATGGCGGATCTACATCAAGTCGTGCTGATGGCATTGCAAAACGTGGTCACACTAAAACTAAATACTGTTAAGGAGTAGTTATGAGAAACAATATGGTTAAAGATCATATGGAACCAAAATCAGGTCCAGATATGGTGCGTCATGATGAATTCATTTCTGAACATGAGACTGAATCACATAAGCATCATAAACATCACTTTAAAAAACATGCTGAACATCATCACCACCACATGGATCACGTTGAAAAAATGTGTCATGGCGGCAAGGCTCACAAATGAGATCCAGTCGGGGTATGGGTGCAATTAACCCATCTAAAATGCCCACTAAAAAGGTTGTTAAGCGTAAAGACAACCCAGATGATGTTTCTATGTACAAAAAAGGTGGCGAGGTATGGGATAAACCAAGACCGAAAGGTTTAGGTAAACCAAAGAAATTAAGTTCTGCAAAAAAATCATCAGCGAAAGCGATGGCTAAAGCTGCTGGTAGACCTTATCCAAATTTAGTTGATAACATGAGAGCTGCGAGGAAAAAATGAATTTATTTGAAAAGGCAATTTATTTTGCAAAAAGTATAGGGCATTCTGTAGAAAGTGAAGAGCATAAATTAATTAATGAGTTTATCTCTTATTTGGGTAGCGAAAAAGTAGTTTCTGGATTTTCAGATGCACAAGTTGTAAAACAATTTGCAGCTACAATTGTTCCACAAATTGATCCAACTCCTGCTGTAGTTGCTCCTCCTCCAGTTATACCAGAGCCAGTTCCAGAATCTGCTCCAGAGGCTGAACCAACCCAACCAGCAGCAAGTTAATCATGGCTGAACATTGGATACAGAACGCAATACACAGAGCTGGTGCGTTGCGTAAATCTTTGGGCGTTAAAGAAGGACATACAATCCCTGAGAAAAAGCTCGAAGCTGCTGTTAAAAAACCTGGCAAATTAGGACAACGTGCAAGGTTAGCAGAAACACTTAGAAAAATGCACAAATGACAACGACAGGCACCTCCGTATTTGATTTAAACATGAATGAACTCATTGAAGAGGCATTCGAACGGTGTGGTGCTGAGTTAAGAAGCGGATATGATTTTAGAACTGCCAGAAGATCATTAAATATTTTATCGGTTGAATGGGCAAACAGAGGCATTAATCTGTGGACTGTTGAAGAAGGACAAATACCTTTGAACACAGGGCAAATTACTTATCCTTTGCCAATTGATACGATTGATTTATTAAGTCAAGTCATTAGAACTGGGACGCTACAAAACCAGATTGATATCAATATTAGCCGTATTTCAGAAGATACATATTCTACTTTGCCCAATAAACTGGCACAGGGTAGACCAATTCAAGTATGGATTAATCGTCAATCTGGACAGACACAGCCAACAACATATACGCTAGTTGGGAATGGCTCTAATGGAAATGCTGGAATATCAGCAACAGACACCAATATTCAATTAACACCAACAGATTTGACAGGTTTAGCTGCGACTGGATACATTAAAATAGATAACGAGATTATTTACTATCCAAACGTCTCTACAACGTCTCCATACCTTTTAAATTGTTATCGTGGGCAAGCAGGTACAACTGCAACAAGTCATGCGTACAACGCTCCTATTAGCGTGACAAATTTGCCTTGTATTAACGTCTGGCCGACTCCTAATTCACCAGGGAATCAGTACACATTTGTGTATTGGAGATTGCGTAGAATGCAGGATGCTGGAACTGGTACGGCAACAAATGATATTCCATTTCGATTTATATCTTGTTTAGTTGCTGGTTTGGCTTATTACTTGGCACAAAAAATATATGGCGTTGATCCTGCTCGTATAGCAATGCTTAAAGCAGATTATATGGAGCAATGGACACTTGCTTCGGAAGAAGATAGAGAGAAGGCGGCAATCCGTTTTGTTCCAAGAATGGGATTCTATGGTGGCGGAAATAGATAATGCCCGATTTAAAACTTACTCCACAAGAAAAGAATATTGTTCAATATCATAGAAACAATATTGCATTTAACAATGTTGGAACTGGTCCAAATGGAGAGCCTGTAACTGTTTATAGTACTGGCGTAACAATGGATAGTGGTCCATATAAAGGAAAATCAGCTCTTGTGCCTGGCTATATTCAAGGAAAACAATATGAAGATCCTGATTTAATTAGAGATTATTGGCGTTCTGATATTAACAAGGGTAAATATCCTGTATATGATACACCTGAAGAGGGCGATAAAAGAGCAAAAGAAATACATTCAATCATGGATCAAGAAGTTGAAGCTGCTGAAAAAGCTGGTCGAGCATCAAAGTCTGAGCAATATAAAAAAGGTGGCAAAGTAGTTGTGCGTGGGCATGGAATTGAAACTAAAGGTAGGACTAAAGGCAGGATAGTTTAATGCCAAACAAGTATTCATCAGGTAAGTATGCAATTGCCGAATGTGATCGATGTGGTCAACGGTACAAACTTACTGAATTAAAAAAAGAAGTAATTAAAACTAAGTTATTTAATATTAAAGTTTGTCCTGAGTGTTGGGATCCAGATCAGCCACAGTTAAGTTTAGGTTTATACCCTGTGAACGATCCACAGGCGGTGCGTGAGCCTCGCCCAGATGTAAGTTATCAAGCAAGTGGAACAACTGGTTTGTTTACTAATCCATATGATCCAACGGTAACTAATATTGATAATCAAGGTTATGCATCAGATGGTAGTAGGCAAACGCAATGGGGCTGGAATCCAGTTGGT